ACTATTTGTGATTTTAAAGCTGGTGAGGTTAATCCATATGAACAGTAAAATTAGGAAAATACACAGACCTTTAACTAATAGTTATCAAAAATTAAATAATCCACGTATTGTGAAAGATCATGCTGAGTATATTAAAGCACACGAAGAAGATGTTGGATTGGTGTTTGTCCCCTTTTATTCTATGGTGTACTACTCATTTCCACCTTTCAAAACATCAAAGCCTATGTATAAGAAAGTGAAGTAGCTATGGAATCGGATAAAAGAGTATGTAAGCTTTGTGGGGAAATGAAGATTCGCACTATGGTGGGAAAGTTCCCTGATAATAGAAACAAAAAATTTGCAGATGAATCGGGCAAGTTGTGGAACGGTTCAGTTTGTGGTAGCTGCAATGTTAAGCGGTCTCATGAGAATATGAAAAGACTTAGACAACGCGTTAGGGGTGTAATTGGTGAATAAGCGTACTTGGTTCTTATTGTTCTTCGTTGGGTTGTTTTTTACATATGTCAACATACCCTTAAGAGAAATCGACCCTGAATTATATCCCTACTACGAAGAATTTTTAGGCTTATATAATGACATATGCCCAAAAAAAGAACTACCGACAAAAACTATTATTCGGTTTAATTTGAAAGGCGGTGTTGTAATAGGCACCTGCACTAGATCCTACAAAAGATCTGTAATAGAAATAGACCCTGTTAATTGGTACTTATCCACCTTAAATGATCGTAGACAACTAATGTTCCATGAATTAACGCATTGTCTTTTGAGCTTGGGTCATGTTGATGAGCGATATATTAATAACTACATGAACCCTGTCTTATACCCTTTAGAACAACACGAGTTAAATGCTCAAGTCATTAATAATTTAAGGTATGTTTGTCCCGATTAATACTTCCAACGACGAACTTTATCGTCTCTAATATCGACGTGTAAGAAATTATTAGCAGTTCCAATGGATTTGAATTCTAGTTCCGCTATTTTTAGTAGTTCGCCTGGAGTTAATCTAGAAACAGATATATCAGCGGCGTGTCCAAGTTCATGTGTACTTTTTTTAGCAGCCACTGTGGATGTACCAGAATTTCTAATTTCTTCCTGTCTTTTTGTGCATCTGTACCCCGATGTCACTCGCATTGGACTATTAACATATTCACGTATTCTGGTTAATCTTTCGATTAAATCTACAGAAATCTTCTGTTCAACACAATCTTTATTCTTACACTGACATGTGAACTCTGTAGTTTTGAACCAATTATTAATCCAAAGAGCATCACTTTTTGACCAAATATAGTACCCATTTTCTGTCTTTATATTACTCATATTAAAAGTTGTTATATCTTAACAACTATAAATAGGATTAATCGAGACAAAACCAACAGCCTCATTAAGGTGATTATATTAAGTGGGTACGTCAACAAAGATCCTAAGAAAGATGACTATGAAAAAAGCTAACGTTATCAAAAATATCGTTTTAGTATTATTCACATTGTTTTTTGTGAAACTACTATCTACTGGTGTTTCTTTTCAAGATTCATTTATTGTCGCTATTCTATCTACACTACTTGGTTATTTGGAGTATAGAAGCGAAAATGAAGATTTAAAAGAAATTCGTCGCCAAGCTAGAGAATTAAATTTAAGTCTAGAAACAACAAAGAAAGAATTAGAAGAACTTCGCTCTCATGTTTCAACGGTAAAGCTAGCCCAGCAGGTTAGAACGGTGAGTAAAATCTAATGTCCGATCAAATGGATAAGATGTTAGAACAGTTTAAGGACATGGCATCCTTACAAAAGTATGCTGATGCTCAGTATAAAACTATTCTATCTTTAACCAAAAAAGTTAAACTTCTTGAACAAGAAAATATTAATCTTAAAGATATTCTTGAGAAGTCAACACCTTTATTAGATGAAGAAAAAAAGACATTTAATTTACCAGAAGTTGAAGCTTCTAGTAATGAAGAAATGATTGCTAAGGTTCAATTAGCAAGGTTAAATGAAATCTCTTTAGAGAGAGAACTAACATTAGAAGAAGCAAAAAGAGTGGAAATTTTCACCAAGATTTTATCCGCAAAAGGTGCAAATAAATCCATTACCGTTCAAATGCAAAAAATGAACAACGATGATCTTCTAAAAATGTTAGAAAATGAATCAATCCAGTAAATCAAAAATAAGCAAAAGAGACGCGATTGCCGAACTATGGAGTCGCGGAGAACTTTCTTGGAAGTGTCACGCTGTCCAAAAGGACATGCGAGATGTTTTTTACAGAGCAGAAGATAACTCAACCATGGTTTGGTTACTCGCTCGTCAAAGTGGTAAAAGTGTAGAGTTGGCTATTTTAGCGTTAGAGCAGTGTCTCCGCAAGTCCAATTCTATTGTTAAGTTATTAACAGACACTAAACTACATGCACAAAGTATTTTTGATCCGATTTTTAAAATGCTCTTGGAAGACTGCCCAGAACATTTAAAGCCTACATATATCGAAAGTAAGTTTACATATCACTTTTCCAACGGAAGTTCTATTCAATTAGCCGGTAGTGATAACAAACACTACGAACGTTTACGGGGTCAAAAATCTGATCTTGTTTTAGTGGACGAGGCCGGATTTTGTGATAATTTAACTCACATCGTTAAATCCGTTTTGTTACCCACGCTTACACACACAGGTGGTAAAATCGTCCTGGCCTCCACCCCTCCCACTGATCCCGATCATGATTTTTATGGGTTTATAGAACAAGCCGAATTAAACAATACACTCACTAAAAAAACTATATTCGATAATCCATTACTAGAAAACACCCAAGTACAAAGAATAATAAAAGAAATGGGTGGAATTAATTCTCCACAGTTTAGGAGAGAGTATCTTTGTGAAGTTATTCGCGAAGAAGAAAATGTTTTATTCCCGGAATTCACAGAAGACCTAGAAAAAGAAATAGTTAAGGAATGGCCGAAGCCGCCATTTTACGATACATATGTTTCGATGGACTTAGGTTACAAAGATTTAACTGTTTTACTTTTTGCTTATTATGATTTTAGGGCAGACAAAGTTATTGTGGAAGATGAGATAGTTTTGTCTGGAAAAGAAATACAATTACCCGATTTAACTGATAAAATTATAAAAAAAGAAGCCGAATTGTGGACAGATCCTTTAAGTGCCGAAGTAAAACCCACATACCTACGTGTAAGTGATATTAATTATATTGTTACGCAAGAAATTTCTCGCATTTCTAACGGTAATATTTACTTTTTACCCACTAAAAAAGACGATAATGAGTCTGCTTTAAATAATTTAAGAGTAATGATTGCATCAAAAAAACTAATCATAAATCCTAAATGTAAAACATTGATTAGGCACATAAGAAATTGTAAATGGAAGAGTTCAGATAAAAAATCAACTTTTGCTCGCTCCCCAGACAATGGTCATTATGACGCCGTCGATGCTGTAAAATACTTAGTAAGATCAATTGCTTACACTAAAAATCCATACCCAGCCCACTATAATTTGAATTTAAGAGACGTACACGTTCAAAATCCCAACAAGTTCTACGGTCAAACGTCAAATGATGTATATAAGGCTATTTTCAACATCGGTAGGAAAAAATAACAACTATAATAGAAACCAAGAGGTTATAAAATGGATACACCTAATACTACCGTTGATAAAAACCAAAGCGACGATCAGTACTTTGCTGCTAAAAAGGCTGAAGATTGTGCAAGTATCTTATTAGGTAAGGGTGAAAGTTTTTTTAATTTACTTAGAGCAAACGCATACCTCGATAAAATGATCCGCATGTGGAGAGCTTATCATGGTGCTTGGGGCGCAGATCTAGGATACGGTCATTCTATTCAATTTACCGGTGAACAAGGTGAACTCGTTCAATTACAAGTTAATCATTTTAGAAATATCGCCCAACATATGTACACGATGATTACCGCTAATAGACCTATTATGGAAGCGCGGGCTGTCAATACTGATTATAAATCTTTAGCACAAACATACGTTGCAAATGGTATTTTAGATTATTACATGCGTGAAAAACATCTCGAACATTGCCTAAAAAAAGCAGCGGAAATGGCTATTGTATTGGGTGCCGGTTACGTTAAACTAGAATGGAACGCAACGGCGGGTGAAGCTTACGATGTTGATCCCGACACGGGAGAATTTACTTATGAGGGTGAATTAGAATTTACTAATTTATCACCATTTGATGTTGTAGTTGATGGAACAAAAGAAACCTGGAATAATGAATGGATCTTGGTACGTTCCTTTCAAAATAGATATAATCTAATTGCTAAATATCCTGAATTAGCTGATAAGTTAAGGGGTGTTAAATCAAAAAATCAAAGCGGAGTTTACCGTCTCGCTGTATTTAGTAACGACGATACTGACGATATTCCTGTTTATGAGTTTTTTCATAAAAGAACAGAAGCATTACCTGATGGCAGATACATGCTTTTCGTTGATTCCGACATTGTTTTATTAGACACTAAAATGCCCTACCGAGTTCTACCTGTTTTCCGTATTGTTCCGAGTGAAATTTTAGGCACTCCTTACGGTTACACATCAATGTTTGATATTTTTCCAATTCAAGAGGGGATTAATTCATTATACAGCACTATAATGACTAATCAAAATGCCTTTGGTGTTCAAAATTTATTCGTACCCAGAGGAGCCGATGTGTCAATTAGTAGTCTGGCTGGTGGTATGAATATCGTCGAAGGGAATGCAAAGCCTGAACCTCTACAGTTAACACAGACTCCATCGGAAGTGTTTAATTTTTTGAATGTTTTAGTGCAATCAGCAGAAACAATTTCCGGTGTTAATAGTGTAACTCGTGGAAACCCAGAAGCGTCGTTAAAATCTGGAACCGCTTTGGCTCTAGTTCAGTCAATGTCTCTTCAATATATCTCTGGTCTTCAGCAAAGTTACGTGAAATTAATTGAAGACACTGGCACCGCGATCATACAAATACTTAAAGATTTTGCATTAACCCCTAAAGTTATAGCTCTTGTTGGAAAAAATAATCGTCCTTTGTTAAAAGAGTTCACTGGTGAGCAGATTTCTTCAATCAATCGGGTTGTAGTTGATGTTGGAAATCCTTTATCACGAACGATTGCAGGGCGAGTTCAAATGGCAGAGCAAATGTTACAAATGAATTTAATTAAATCACCTGAACAATATTTCCAAGTCATTAATACTGGAAAAATTGAAACAATGTTTGAAGGTGAGATGAATGAAATGTTATTAATTAAATCGGAAAACGAACAAATGCTTGAGGGTAAAGAAGTTTTAGTGTCTCCGCTAGACAAGCATCGTCTTCATATTAATGAACACAAAGCTGTTCTTTCTGATCCCGATTTAAGAAGAGACCCTGAACTAGTTAAAACTGTTTTAGATCATATTGAAAAACATTTGAATTCATTGAGGGAAACAGATCCCGCACTACTACAACTTGTTGGTGAGCAACCGTTACCTCCATTGGGTATGCAACAGGGACCAATGCCTGGTCAAGAAATGCCATCCAACGAATCAATTCAAGGGTCACCTATGGAGAAAATGTTAGGTGTACAAGGGGGCAATGTTGCTAGCGGTGAAACTTTGAATTTCCAAGGACAATCTACACAAGTACCATCAATACCTACACCATCAGCTCCATTTGAAAATATGCCAGTAACAGCACAACAAGTATTACCACAGTGAGGTTAATAATTTATGAGTAGGCCAGCAGCTTCTAAATTAGATTCATCTCAGGTTCTTAGACACGCTTTTGATGATGAGAGTGGTTCTTTACGTGTAAACACGGAAGCTACTGTGGTAGCGGGAAGTTTCGAGGTTTCAGTTGATCACCAAACTGATTCAGTTAAGATTGGTGATGGAATAACAACAGTAGATGTGGCTAGTGACAATTCTTTAAAGGTTAGCTCTGGAATTGTTAAAGAAAAATTTGATTACTTTAGCGGACAACATACAGCAACTACTTCAATTTATACTTATAGAAATGGTGGACCGTCAGGTTCAATTGTGGCAACTGTTACAATCAATTATATTGATAGTGATAAAAAAGAAATAGAATCCCTAGTGGTTTCATAATGTTTATATTTGCCTATGATCCAATAACAACCGAAATTGTTTTTAAGGACGTGCCCGACCCAGTAATTACCGCTACATTTACGGAATTTTATGTTACTAAGGATTTAACCTTAACACAGGGGACAGTTATTATTTTGGGATTTGTACAAATCGATCCTGGAATTGTCATGACTATTGACGGTGAAGCTGTTTTGGAGATAAAATAATGAGTACAATAGTTTTATATGAAAATCAAAATGAAGCCGAAACACCCGAACTAGGTAAAATTGCTATTTATGCTAAACAAGATGGATATGTTTACGCTAAGGATGACACTGGGAGAGAAGTTTTATTATCTAACAGTGAAACCGCTTTATTAGACCACTTAGCCGACGCCGACCCCCACCCGCAGTATCTGAAAGAAGCAACATCTAGAAAAATCCAATATGTTATAGTAACAACAGAACATATACAGAATAAAAAAATTATTCTTGACAACACACCAATCAATCCCCAATCTTTACAAGCCGACTTAAAAAACGGTGGTGGTCCTCTTTTCTTTGGTGAAGATTTTATCGTTTTTGGAAACGAGTTTCTATGGGATGGTCTAGAGTTAGACTTTATCATAGAAATAGACGATAAAATTCGTATTGTCTACGACTACCAATAACAACTATCAACAACAATTTCACATTTCCTTGAGTAGAAACAGTTTCTATTCAGGGATTCGTGCGTTCTAAACTCATAAAAGGAGATTAAATTATGAGTATTCAAATCAAAAAGAAGTTTATTAAGTCCCAGGTTATCGACGGGACCAAAGTACTTTTCTTAAACGAAGATTCGTTCAAAGCTCTCAATTCTCAAGGAGAAGCAACTGAACTTTTTAAATTATCTAGTGGCGATAAACTCGTCATGCTTCAAATGCCACAGGTTTCATCTGATCCTGTTGCTGATGAAGATCTTTCTCGTAAAAAATACGTAGATGACTCTCTTGAAGTAGAAATGCTCGCAAGAGAAGCAGGTGATGAAGCTCTTTCGGAAGATCTAGCTACTGAAACTGCTGCTCGTATTGCTGCTGTTTCCGCTGAACAAGCTGCACGTGATGCTGCTATTTTAGTAGAAACAAATGCTCGTATTGCTTCTGACAATCTATTACTACCGCTCGACGGTAGTCGTGGTATGGTCGGCGACTTAAGTATGGCGGGCGTTTCCAGTCCAGTAGAAGCTAGTGTATTCAATGGGGATACTCTAACTCTATTCATCGATTCTGATTATTATCAGTTTGGTGACATGGCGAAGAGTTTACTTATAGTGCCTATTGGTACAACTCTCACTGGTACTGAAAATACTTTTTATGCACCCAGTATGGGGAATTCATTCGTATTCAACTGGACCCAATTAGTTGAAGGAATGTATGATTTTTATGCAGTTGACAGTGGATTTGGGTTTAATCCTAACGCTGCGATAAAATTGGGTGTCTTTAGATCTGAGCCTCTTCAGTTTTTCCCTCACTCGGAACTTGGAGTTAACAATAAAATTGTTAATGTTGCCGATGGCGTTGATGCAAATGATGCCGTTAACAAAAGTCAACTAGACGCTGAAATTGCTCGTGCAACTGCTGCTGAAGTAGCAGAAGCCGCTGCTCGTGCTGCCGAAGATCTTACTTTCCTTAAACTCGACGGAAGTCGCAGCATGGAAGGTAATCTCAACATGGAAAAACTTTCGTCCGAAAGCGGCGGAGGTATTGTTTCAAGTTACAATGTTTACCAACCCCCCGGACAGGAGGGCACCTCTGCTTGGCGGATTAATTTTGTATTAAATGATCCAACCAATATTTTTCAATATGGTGGAGATTTTTGGGAAGGGTCGGATGATGGCTCGCTTTCGGGCTTCCAAAATAACCCCCCGAATGGTCCACTTAGTGCTGGGATTGGTTATATAACTGGTCCTTTTGGCGTACGTATTTTTTGGGCGGTTCCAAAACAACCCGGTGGAATGGTTTCTAATTTTGCTGCTGCTGTTAAAATTGGTACTTTGGATTATAGTAAAACCGACTCTACAGCTTTCACCCCAGAAGGTGGAGTTGGTGTAACAGTAAAATATAAAATTGTTGGACTTGCAGACGGTGTTTCTGAAAATGATGCCGTTAACAAAAGTCAACTAGACGCTGCTGTTTCGGGAATTAATTCTGATATCAGCGACGCTGAGACATCTCTTGCTGCGGAAACTGCCGCTCGTGAAGCTGCAGACATTGCTCTTGATGAACGTTTAGATGTTCTTGAGGGTGCAGATACTGTCGAAGGTTCTGTTGCTAAAGCTGAAAAAGACGCAAAAGATCACGCTGATAGTATCGTTGCAATTGAAGAAGCTGCACGTATTGCTGGTGACGCTGCCCTTCAAAGTGATATCGATGCAGAAGAAGCCCGCGCTCTAGCTGCTGAAGGTGTTCTTCAATCAAATATTGATTCTGAAGAAACCCGTGCAATGGCTGCTGAGACAACTCTTCAATCGAACATTGATGCTGAGGAAACTCGTGCAATGGCCGCTGAAGGCGTTCTCCAGTCTAATATCGATGTTGAAAAGAGTCGTATTGACGCGATTCTTCTTGCTTCCGACGCTGACAAAGACAGTTTTGCTGAAATCGTTGCTTTGATTAACAGTGTTGACATTGAAAACGACAATGTCTTTGCTTCATATGTTCTTTCGAATGATGCTGCACTTGCTGCTGAAGTTGCAGCACGTGAAGCTGCTGATTCAGCTGAAGCTACTATTCGTGCTGCTGCTGATGTTGTTTTAACTGACGATTTAGCCGCTGAAATTGCTCGTGCAACTGCTGCTGAAGTTGCTCTTGACGCTCGTCTAGACGTTCTTGAAACAGATCCTACTACTAAAACTTATGTAGATCAACAAATTTCTTCAGTTACTTCGGATATAACTGATCTTGATGGTTATGCGCAAGATATTCGTAGTGATTTAGATGAAGAAATCCTTGATCGAGTTGCCGATGTTAATGCTGAAGAAGCACGTGCAATGGCAGCTGAAGCTGCTCTTAGTGCTTCTATTAGCTCAGAAGCCGCTGCTCGTGCTGCTGCTGATTCAGCGGAACAGGCTGCTCGTATTGCTGGAGATGCTGCTGAAGCATCTGCACGTGAAGCTGCTATTTCTGCTGAACAAGCTGCTCGTGAAGCTGAAGATCTTACTTTCTTTAAACATGATGGTTCTCGTCAAATGACGGGTGGACTAAACATGGGTGGGTTTGTTATTTCAGATGCAGCTCCGGCTGTATTTGCTACTGACGTAATGAACGCTGGACAGGTATTTCAGGAAATAACAGACGCCGTTGCGTTGGAAGCGGCAGCTCGTGAAGCTGCTGACGTTGCACTTCAATCTGCAATTGATGCAGAAGAAGTACGCGCTCTAGCTGCTGAAGCATCTCTTCAGTCTGAACTTGATGCAGAAGAAGCTGCTCGTGCTGCTCAAGACCTTGTTCTTGATAGTAAAATTGATACCAAATTCCAAGAGTCAAAAGATTACACCGATCAAAAGGTTGCTGATCTTGTTGCAAGCGCACCTGCTGTTCTTGATACTCTTAAAGAACTAGCAGATGCTCTTGGTGGTGATGCAAACTTTGCTACTACTGTAGCTTCGCAAATTGCAAATGCTGCTAATGACCTTGGTGATCGTTTTATGTATGAACAATTCGTTGTTGATGCTGGAATGATTTCTGCTGGTTATATGGAACTCGGATATAAAGGGTTCGCTGCGTCAATGGTTGTCTCTAACGGACGACTAATGATGTTTGAAGGCGAAGATTATTCTGTCAGCGTTGTCGGTGGAAAATCACGCCTTACTTTCATGGGGTCAATACTTCCAAGTGAAGCTGAAGCCCTTGAAATTGGTGATATCATTAAGGTTAAATACCTTAAAGATGTTCGCTAATTGTTAAATAATTAGGAGAGGGATGTCCTTTGGTATCCCTCTTCTTTACTCTACGGTCCTATCCGGGCCGGTTAATAAAAAAGGAAACTAATATGGCTACATTATATGTAAAAAAAGACGGATCTGGAGATGCAGTAACAATTCAACAAGCTATTCAAATGGCACAAATTGGTGACACTGTTGAAGTTGAAGCTGGTACTTTTAATGAAAACGTTGATCTTTGGAAAGGTATTACACTAAAAGGTGCAGGACAAACCCAAACAATCATCACGGGTGCAATACGTTCTGCTATTACAGCTAGAACATTTACTTGGGCAACTGGTTCAGTAACATTAACAGCTTCGGCTGGAAGCGATCTTTCTGCTTATGAAGTTGGTAGAATTGTTACAG